ACAGTCATTGACGATACATCGCAGATGATTGCAATCTCTGTGTCTGTCTTCTCTCCGAGCTCAATATCCTCAAGGGCGAGCTGGACAACGTAACGGCGCTCATCTGGTGAACGTGGCTTACCATGCTTACCATTGGCCTTTAGACAAGCTAAGAAGGCATCGCGCTTGGTGCCTTGATTGATGTTGGCCTCGATCTCTGTGAACCCTGCTCGCTTGTGTGCATGGAATCTGTGGAAGCCATCACTAGGCCAGTAAGACTTACCATCAAACCACAGATCAATAGGGGGGAACTTGTCTTTACCTTCGAGCAAAATCTCTGTGTAGTGCTGAACCATTGGCTCGTCAATCTCTTTACGGGGCTGAGTGCCACCGTCTAAACGAATCTTCTGTAGTTGAACTTTCATTGCTTTCCTTTGTTTGGTGTTCTTCTTGATGCTCTGCCAGCCCAGCAGGCCGCGCAATGCCACTTTGTGTGGCTTAACTGGATACCACCCTCTGGCGGCTTCATTTCATTACAACTGGTGCACTCCTTATGTTGATGTACCGGCTGCTTACTGCCGATTGATAGTTGTTGTTTAGCAAATCCATTCACTTCTTCATACTCCTTATGTAAACGGTGAAACTGTCTATTGTGTCCTGACCAAAGACGGTCATCTTTTGAATCTCTAAAGCCACCTCCTCCAGCACTTGGTTGCGCTGAGAGGGTGATACATATATCTCGTTCTCTAGTTGGGTTTCAACCATCTGACGTTTGCGCCAGACCAGCGCCTTCTCCCATATGCTTAAATCCAACTTGGACATGGAATTCCTTTCATTTCTGGAAATGCTTTATCTACGATTGCTTGAATTCTCTGGCGAATAATTCGCTTCTCTTCTGCCGCCCTGATGATGGGCATCACAATCCATCTGTACTGGTTGTTGGCCTTGATCTTAGCCATGATCCGGCGGCGGTTAGTTCTAATCTTCAAGTGTTTTTCTCCTTCAACTTGGCCTCGATGGCTTCGGCATAAACTTTAAATGTCGGTGGCATCTTGTACTGGCTCATTAACAAATTGACCGCAGTAGCAGCATCAACGGCCTTTAAGCACTCAAGCATCTCATCTGCTGTCAGCCCACCCCATTTGTTTTGCTTCTCTGCCTCCGAGATGGCTTGGTCAAGTGCATAAATGTTCTTTCGTAACATTTTTGCCCATTGGTCACACGCAGGGATGTTGTCCAAGTCCGTATTTAAATTCCAAACAAAAGCGTTTCTTGCTTGTCGCATTACTTCAATGCTCATGCTTCCCCCTTAATGCCGTGTGCGGCTTCGATGGCTCGGGCAAAACTACCTCTGTCAAACCATTCGCGTCCATCTTTAGCAAATTTTTCGTGATTTCGGGCTTCCGTGTAAATCTCCTCATCCGTCAGCGGCTTGCGCTGTGGTGGGGTGGTGTGAAGTTTGGCTTCGCATTCGGCGCATATCGACTTGCCGGGGTGTTGATACGGGACACCCCATTTTTTGCCGCAACCACCGCAAAAGACTGCCCAGTTTTGTGGCCCAGCGCATCCCTCAGCAACACACTTCTTCACAACGGCGTCGTATCCGCATCGGTTGTATGTTCGTGGGCAGGCGTTACGTATTTTGTCTGCCTCTGTCAACGAATTTATTGGCGAACCAGAAGTTTTTTGTTGGTTCGCCAATTGCTCCCTTTTAAGTTCGCCATAGTTCCATACAGCCTCACCAAGTTGCCCCTCGGTTTTGGTTAGTCGTTGTTTCAATTCGTCATACTGTTTTTCCAACTCATAATGGCCGTACAGACTGGCTTTCAAGGATTCGATTTCAGCGGCACGGATACGGGCCAGTGCATTGGCTTTGCCGAGTAGGTCATGCAGTCTGCGCAATTCATCATTGACAGGCTCATCCTTCGCTTCTAGTGCGGCTTTAAGACGCTCAATATCCATGCGATAGCCTTTGCTTACACCTCCAAGTGTGTCAATGTAATTTGATGCCGCAGTCAGTTTTTCTAAAGACATTTTAAGAAATTCTGTTTTGTTCATTTTTTTTCATCCTATATTTATTTGATGCCACTTTTTGACATTCTTTGCAATATCGTTTCCCAGATTTTTGATAACCTGTGTTGTCTTCATCAAATGGATGACCTGTTTTGCAATGTGTTTTTTTGCTGTTGATTGCAGTTATTCCAACACCACGCAAACAATTTTCTTTATGTGTTACAGGCTCAAGATGATGTGGATTAACGCAAGCAGGATTCCTACACAAATGGTCTAGGCTTAATCCATGTGGTATTGGCCCATTTGTCGCTTCCCAAACAAGTCGATGCGCAGATATGTTTTTGCCCAACTTCTTTTTTGTTCCAAGTTGACCATAACCCATTCCAGTTATGTAGCCAGGCCATTTGTAACATGGGTAATCAGACCACTTTTTATCCAAGCAATCTTTAATGGCGGTGATGGCTTTACGCTGTGCGTTTTCGAACCCGTCATCATCGTTACAGTCTTCCCATTCCAACGCCTCCAATGCTAGGCGTAATGCTTCTGTTTGTGTCATAAGTATTGCCCCATCTGGTTCAAACTTGTTTTGTAGGCTTTAGCCATGATTGCTGACTTTGCCAACGTGGGCATTACCTTGTTGTTTTCTACATCAGACAAGTAAGATTTTGCACAGCCAATTTTTTTGGCCATTTTTTCTAACGACATATCAGTTTGGCAAAGCCGTAGCCCTCTTAAATATTCACCAAGGGTTACTTTTTCATCCAATGCAAGGCGTAATGCTTCGTCTCTATCCATGATTTTTCTCCTTCAGCTTGGCTTCAATGGCTCGGCCTTTGGTGTAAACATCCTCTTGCCATTCCCAGTTTCCTGCATCGCCGCTAATACGTAATTGCTCCATCCAATCAAGACAGTCGCTTAGTGCCGACAGCAACTCAACATTAAGTTTTGATGCCTCAATGCCTTTGCGAATCAGATCACTGGTCACCTGCGTTTCGCGGTGCTCCCAATCGCTGTAAAGCATATTGGTTCGCGCAAGAAACTCAATCTTTTCATTGAGCCGTTTGATTTCCGCTTCCTTGTCGTAACCGTGGTATCCGTCTTTATCCATGGTTCTTCTCCCTTAGAGCTTGTTCGATGGCTTTGTAAAAGCTACCCCAACCATCCATAGAATCAATCCATTTAGTCCACAATTGGTGTTGCTCTTCATCAGTCAACCCAACCCAAGGGCGAACGTAGTCCTGAATGTCATCGTCATCTATGCGGGACGGCTTCCTGTAAACCAACTTGTCTGGGTCGGTCGGGTGCTCTTCAAAGTAATACGGCTGACCCTTTAGCTTGGCTTCATGGGCTATGCGGTCGAACTCGTCATCTTCATCGGTGTGAATCATGCTTCCTCCTGTAGTGATATTGGAATGTAGATGCAGGCCTTGTCCTTGCTGTTTCTCACATTAACACTGTTAATGTGGCTGTCAGACAATCGCTTGCAGTTATTGCACTTAGCATCAGGAACTTTTGGTTTGCAGAGTAAATAACCACCTAGCCAGCTCATTTTCCTCTCGCTTTCATCATGGCATCTGCCATTTTGTATGCGTTTTCTGCTGTTATTTGTGGATACCCATTAACACCGATAACCCCTATGTAGCGGTCTGAGCCCATGATTGACTGCATGGCCTTGGCAGCAAAGTAATCCCTAAGATCCATGCCGCCTTCACCGCCTACAGCTGTGACACGCGCTTCATTGTTAATGCTGAATGTGGGTGTTGGGAATGCTTTCATGATTGCCCCCTTTTCTGAATGGCGTCATACGCCTCCTCCAATACCATCAAATGTTTAGGTTGGTACCAGCTACAAATCTTTTCTTTTTCTTTAAACGTCAACAGCTCAACTTCAACTGGTGGATATTTTGGGTCGGTGTTGTACTTGATGCGTGTGATGATGCCAAACAAGTCTTTGGGTAGCGGTCCGAATGAATCGTGGATGTAAACCAAGTCGCCAACTTTCATGCTTGTCCCCTTGCTCGGATGGCTTCGGCACAGGCTTCAGCCAAGTTGTACGGCGTTCCATCATTTGTCTGCTCACACACCTTTGCACACGCCTCACGCTCATGCTGTGCTACTAGCTTGGCAAACTCATACAAAGGCATCATGTTGTTTGCGGGGTTATTCCATCCGCACTTCTTAGCCATCTCAATGATTTCATCTTGTGTCATAACTCTCCTCCTGATTCCGCCCATCGCACCGCCTTGTGTGCCAAAAACAAACCTTCTGCGCAAGTCAGTCTTGATGAGCGTACATAAATTTCTCCGTCTCTGTAACCTATGATAATTACGTCTGTTAAATCACCGTCTTCGGCGTCTACTAGTGCAGAAGCAAGGGCTTGTTCTGCGGTCATGTTCGTGCTTGGCGGTAATCGTAATAAGTTGCTCATGCTTTCTCCTTCATGTCCCACCATGCGTCAGCGGCTTTCTTGACCATCTCTTTGTTGTACCCGTTTTCCCACAGAAACTTCATGATGATTGCAAGGGCTTGTGTTCTGAGTGCATTGACTTGTTGTTGGATTGCATTGATTTCATCTTGTGTCATAGCACCTCCTCAAGAATTCGCCACGAATGCAGTGAGCTTCCGTTAAATGAAACCTCTACTGGTATGCCAACCATGTCAGCGCAGGTTGTGACCTTTGCTTTATCCATTAGCTCTGCTACACGACGGCACATTTCACCCCAAAGCTTGGTTTGGTCTTCCAATGTCCATGCGCAACGCTCATCCGGTGTGCGTGTCCATGTACCATCAAAGTCACCAACTCCCCAGCCTTGGCCGCCAAGAGTTACCGACATACCAAACATTGCGCCATCGTATCCACCAAGGCCAACATCAAACTTCTGAATCTTTCCTAACTCTTTTCTCATACGCGACTCCAAACTACAACAATCCCAACAATAACTACCAGTATCGCAATCACAACAACAGGCCAAAATGGCTCTTTACCATATGGTCCACTGATGGGATCGCTGTCACAGTTAAACGCTTCATGCATCGTGCGTGGAAAACGCTTTGTCGTATCGTTCATACCTACCTCCTGTGTTAAGAATATAACTCATGAATCAATCACAAGTCAACTGTTATGTTACCAACTAAAAGCCCTCTTACCCGTTGACCCTCCCTCCCCCACTGGGAGGCTAAAGGACCAACGTCTCTTTATCAAGGAGCTATGCCCAGTTGTTAAGTGAGCTACCGGCCAGCCAAGCCGCCCTCCCCTGAGATCCCGATAAGGTCAGTTTTCACCGGCCTTAACGATCAACTCCCAGCGTACTAGGGTATGTGTCTTTACGACAGCCTTGTTTATCCCGTTCGATTACTCTACTAGGAGGTGCGGGTCACACCGAGGTTCTGTGTTTCTTGAGTTCAGCCCATACAGGCCATTAGCTAACGCGCTCTGACGGCTACGTTGCGGGTGAGACTGGGACTGCTCACATGAAGCAGTGTATTCAAAACTTACATTTCGCTCTTTAGGAGATATGCCGGCGCTAACCCGACAAACAATCCCAGTCTCAAAACAGAAAAGGCCACTTAAGGCTACATTCCGGTTGCGACCTTGCCTAATATCTCTCCCACGAAAGCATTAGGTAAGGCGGAATATAGCCATAAGTGGCCTCGACTTGTCACTCGCAACAGTAACAGTTCTAACTGTATCAAAGAATATCAACAAATGTCAACACCCTATAAAAAAAAGTTGTTGGTACTCGCTGCGTCTGTGCGTTATCAGAGGCTTTTGATCGCAACTGGCACAGCATCCGCTTTTCCAACACGGCTGGGGACTGCTTCCGTCAGGTAGTCCTCATCGGTACGGCTGACGTTCCGCCCGAATTTGGGTCAATCCCCATGCGTGTTGACATTAACAATGTTAATGTGGAAAAAATCCCCCAAGTGATTAGCTCGGGGGCTTAAAACAAAGGAGAGTGGCAACTGCAAAGAAGCCGGTGCCATTCTACAACTCAATCCCCATAGAATGCAATCAGAGCTGCATCAGCATACGCTTGGCCAGCTCCCTTTTGATCCAGCTCGCGCCAGCTAGGCCACATCTGTATGGCCAATGTCCTTGAAGCATCCTTGTCCTGACCAACAAGACCAGCGCGCTTCTTCCATTGACTGGGTGTAACCATCGTCACAGGTATCTCAAACGCACCCAGCACACCTTGGATCACACCGGCCGAATGCCCGAACGAGAACATCGAGGCAACACCTTGCCCAGGCATACTGCTCACCAGCTCCACATACGCTTTGATCTCTTCACCATAGATTGATGGCCGAATGAATGCCGCCAACGCAGGAGCATTCACACGATTGGCCGAGCCAGTTTTCATTGTCGGCATCCTGCACCACTCAACTGGAGTGTTGTCCTCCATGATGACGATTGCACCTGACAGGCCGGGGTCTATTCCAATTTTGATCATATTTTTCTTTCAAAGGTATTGCAAGACATGAATTATTGTGGGTACAATGTGTTGCCGATTATAACTGATCAATTGAATTTATACAACGTGCTCTGGCAATGTATGGCGGGACGATGCGGGGCCCGGTCGGGTATGGCAAGGGCTGACAACAGCCGATTGAGCATTCTAAAGAGTGTTCCTTCGAGTGTTTCGGCTCGCAAGGGTTCGGCTGGGAATGCAAGGGCGCGGACTGGTTAGGAACGGTCGGGAAAGGCTCGACACGGCGAGGAGAGGTGGGGTCTGGCAAGGGCTAATGTAGCGGCCATAGGATTGGTAACAGTCTTATGTCCGATACAAAGTGTGTATCAAACAACAAAGGAAACAAAATGAAATCTATAAAAGTAAAACTCTCAGGCTCAGCTGCTTTACTCATGCACTCTGATCGGTTTGCAAACCCACTAGACCCACTGACAAAGTCACACAAAGAGCTGACCAGCAAGCGCAAGAAGACTGATGATGATCACATTGCAATCGCCAAGAGTGAATTCATCGGCGGCTGTTATTGGAACGAAGACACTGGCTTTTTTATTCCAGCACAGAACCTTGACTCATGCTTGATCGCTGCGGCCAAGCTTCAGAAGCTGGGCGTTAAGTTTAAGCAGGGCGTACAAGTTTTAGAAGATGAGTTACCTCTTGACGGCTTCAAGAGCATGACGCCCGAGAAGCTATGGGAAAACCCAAAGAATGTAGATGCCCGTGGCGTTAAGGTCGGCATGGCCAAGATCATGCGATACCGCCCCATCTTTCGCAACTGGTCACTCTCTGCCACTGTGGTTGTGAATGAAGATGTAGTCAACATTAACGAAGTTAAAAAAGCTTTGGTAGATGCTGGCTCATTGATTGGTTTGGGTGACTATCGCCCACGTTTTGGACGTTTTAATGTGGAGTTCGCATGAGTGATCCAAAACTATTCCCAGCTTGGAAGCAGGCAGTCCGAACTTTATTGGACAACGGCTTGACATATGGAAGTGTCCTCAAGCGCAGTTACATTTCAGAGTTGTGCGAGGTACCAAAGCCAAAAGACATTGATGACGTTCGCAGATACGATCTTGATGTCCTACGGTGCATTACCGAGATCAAAGACATTTTACTTACAGCCCACTGTATGCTGATGGTCAGCGATCACGCCGGCAACTACATCATCATCGAGCCCGAGTCACAAACCCAACACGCCGTTGATGTTGGGGTGAAAGCCATTAGCAGAGAGATGAAACGCATGGCCATGGGTGTGAGCTTTACCAAGATAGACCTACTCACAGATGAAGGCCGTAAGAAAAACGCTGATGCTCAAGCAAAGATCTCAAAGCTAGCTGGAATGCTGACCATTGAGAAGCGCGAGCTTCAACGCATAGCAGACAGGGGCCAGCCATGATCATCACAAACAAATACAACTTACCACAGACCTTCGTGAACATCATGAAGCGGCCGACCTACTCCAAGGGTAAGGCAAACATCTCAGCGACAGAGCTGCTGAACTCACCGCGCATCGTCCAGCTACGCAAGCTACACGAAGACAAGATCGAGACAGACGTTACAGAGATGGTCTGGTCTATCTTTGGCACGGCCATCCATGGCGTCTTGGAGCACGGCAAGGACGAGAACCACCTGATTGAAGAACGCCTTCACGCTAACATTGATGGCTGGTCTATCTCTGGTGCTATTGATCTTCAGATTGTTAATGAGGACGGCACAGTCACTATCAACGACTACAAGACTACGGGCGCTTGGTCTGTGATGAATGAGAAGATTGACTGGGAGTACCAGCTCAACATCTACGCTTGGCTTGTGGAGCACGTTAAGAAGACCAAGGTTTCCAAGCTAGAGATCGTGGCTATCATCCGCGACTGGTCACGCAGAGATGCAGGCATCAAGGCCGGCTATCCTGATGCACCGATCAAGGTGATCCCGATCCAGCTGTGGCCAATGGAGGAGCGCGAAGCCTTCATTCAGAAACGAATCAAAGAACACTCCAATGCTCTATTTGACTTGGAGACAGGAGATGAACTGCCGTATTGCACACCCAACGAGACTTGGGAGAAGCCAACGACATACGCAGTGAAAAAGATTGGTAACGTCAAAGCTAGGAATGTTTGCGCTACTGATGAGGAAGCTCAAGCCAAAGTGGCTGAGTATGGAAAGGATTACGAGATAGAAGTTAGACAGGGTGAGAGAACGCGATGCGCGAACTTCTGCTCTGTGAACGCCTACTGTAATCAATACAAAGAGTATTTATCAACAAAGGAAAACAATGTCAGTTCATAAGAAACTTATGGCGGCTCGGGTCAAGCTTCAGTCTATACAGATGAAGAAGTCTGGCCTAAACAAGTTCGCCGGCTACTCATATTTCGAATTGGGTGACTTTATCCCTCACGTTCAAACGATCTTTAACGAGATTGGCCTGTGCGGTGTGGTGTCGTTTAGCACCGAGTATGCCCAGCTGTGCATCACAGACGTAGAAGACGGCACAGTCGTTGTGATCACTAGCCCAATGGCCGAGGCTAACCTCAAGGGCGCTCACCCCATACAAAATTTGGGCGCAACTTTGTCGTATCAACGGAGGTACCTTTGGATGGCAGCCATGGAGCTTGTGGAAGGTGACGCAATTGATTCAGCGCCTCCTATAGAAGCTCCAAAGGCAGAACCCAAGCCAAGCCCTGTCCAGCCTCTAAAACCGCCTACAAAGCACGTTAAAGGCCGAGTAGACCCCATTCCACCCCAGCACGTTGAGCCAGCCGCTTGGACCATTCTAATTGATGCCCCAACAGACGAGCTGTGGACTGATATGTTGATAGAAGCCACCAAGCTCAAAGTCAGTATGGCCACCGATGCCGACCAGCTCAAAGAGATGTTCCAAGTGAACAAAGCTTTGTATGGAAAACTCAAAGAGCTCAACCCAGCTGTGTATGCAGATGTTATGGATACCTTTGCAAACGCTAAACGATCATTTTTTTAAGGAGTAACTAATGGACTATCCAAATCGCGGTACTTTGTGGACTAACAGCTACAAGAAAACAGACGCACAACCCGACATGAAGGGTGACATCAAGCTTGAGCTGGACTTGATCAAAGACCTTTTGGAAAACGCAGAGTCAGATCACATTGTGATTAAGCTCAGCGCATGGCTGGGCAAGGACAAAGACGGCAATCGCAAGGTTAGCCTGCAGCATGACGGCTATAAACCAGCAGCCCCTGCGGCCTCCAGCGCGAAGGACCCGTGGGATGACTAAGAAGCCAAAGACGGTCAAAGACTGGGAGAAGGTTTGTGGCCAACTTAACGATGTTATCCACTCCCAACACGCTGACGAAGCCAAGCTTCGCTCAGTTATAGACAACCTTGAAGAACAGGTCGGCAAGCTGGAAGAGCAGTTGACCATGTCTGTAGGCGTCATCAAATACTTGGAGTTACAAATTGCCAGATCCAATCCAGTTCGAAGCGATAAAAACAGGGCTTAAGCAATCCAAGGACGGCTATATGCTGTCTTTGGCTGTTCACCCTGACGAGCTCCACAACGACCTCATGCGCGACTTTGTAGGCTCGCGCTACGTTGTTGTGATGGTGCGTCTGGGTGACGATGAACAACCGATGAACCGAGAGAATGAGTTTCCAGGCGATCATGCGGTGAAGATGGCCGGCATTCTGTGCCGTGATCCAGAGTTTTGGGAGTGGCTACACCAGAAAGAGTGGCTGATGGAGAAGAATGAGAAGGCTTGTGCTGAGTGGGTAGCGTCCTACTTGGACATAGAGTCTCGCAAAGAGCTTAAAACCAACGAAGAAGCCCGTCACTTATTTAACCAATTACGAACTAGCTTCGAAGCTTGGAGGAAAGCATGAAGAAACTTATCCCTTACAGCGTCTACTTACCCGTTGAGTATCACGACAAAATCAAGGAGCTGGCCAAGCAACGTAAAGCATCTTCCATGGTGCGGGACGCTATTTGCATGATCGTTGATGGTGACGATACCTTCAAGTCTGGGTATAACAAGGCGCTGAAAGACTGCATCAAAGAGATCGACACTATCAAAGAGATCGAGCACATTGCCGTTCGCGGTAAGTACTTGGCCGATGTGCTGGCCGATCAAATTAAAGAACTGGAGATGTGATGGACGATATTACAGACAAAGAGATTGACCAGATCAATTCACTGGCAGACAAGCTGATGGCCGTTGTCATGAACGCAGAGATGGAGCATCCTGAGATTGCCATCACAGCTCTTGGCCATGTCGCAAGCATGATCGCTCTTGAGCTGAAGATGCCAGAGGGTGCGTTTCTTTTTTGCATGGGCCACTCTTATCAGACCGTTGTTCAGATGGACAAAGATACTGAGGTTCACTGATGGAGCACGATAACAATCTACGCGATCTGGCCGCCATGTTCGCCATGTTGGGGTTGGTTCAACGAATCGACCCTGAGATGCTTCTTGACAACCACAGTGTTGCGCGCGGTGCTTACGACTTGGCTGATGCCATGATGGAAGCTCGCGCCGATGAACCAGTAGAAGGTTTGGCTGCGATCAAAAAAGGGAAGCGCAATGTCAGAAAACATGAGGATCTACGGTAAACGCTATTGTGCTACTTGCGAGCACTCTAAACCCCTAGACCACGGCAAACTTGTAGATCCAAAGAGCAATCGCTGGGTGTGCTTCGACTGTAAACCAAATGTACCGAAACGAAAAACTACTAAAAGCCGCAAGACTTCTGCCGTGCCAGCACTGCGGAGCGAATGACGGTACTGTCGTTGCCGCCCACAGCAACCAGCTCAGAGATGGCAAAGGCCGAGGACTCAAGGCTCACGATTACCGAATCGCGTCCTTATGTTTTAGGTGCCACAGTGACTTAGACCAAGGCTCTAAGATGGATAAAGCCCAGAGAGTTGAGATGTGGGAGGAAGCACATCGCAAAACTCTGGGTTTATTCTTTGAGCAGGGGATTATTGGACCCGTCTGACTTCTTCGTTGTACGCTTTCATCAGGGCATCACGTTTTTCTTTCTTAAACTTGATGTCCTTCTCGGGCGCTTCCTTTTTAACCAACGCACGAATCTCTCGGTTGTACTTGGCAACCTCATTCTCAACGTAGTTAGCACGGTTAATGAGCCTGACTGTCGCTTCTTTGTTTTCCTTGCGATAGTCGTTCACATCACCCTTACGCTCTTTGATTCGCTTGATAGCACCCTCATGCTCAGCCATGGCCTTGACGTTCTTGTAGAACTTATCAGCCACAGCAGAAGGTGAATCGAGCTCACCATACAGCTTGCCGGCAATCGGTACTGAGTAAGCTGGGATCTCTTCTCCCTCTATTTTCCTACTCACATAGCGAACGGCTTTGGTGATCTCACGGCCAACACCACCAGCGTACTCTTTTGCAATGTAGTCCAGTTGGTCAGCTGTTGGGCTAACCTCACCGATACCATCTTCGCCACCACCGGTAATGTAGTTAATGCCGTAAGCCAGAGCTTTACTCAGTGCTGTGGCCGTGTCTCGGCTGCGCTCCCAACCTGGAGTCGGGGTTGTCTCGCGGCCTTCCCGTGAGATTGGACGGCCAAACGCATCCTTATTAACAGCCAACGACACGATAGGATCGGCAATCGTAGGTGCAAAGAAGTTAGCGGGGCTACCAGCTCCCAAGGGATTGAACATATCAATGACTTGAGCCATGATGTTGGTCATTGTCGTGGTCAGTGCACGGCGGCCTTTCATAGCGCCAGCATTGATCAAGACATACTCAGTCACTTCACGGCCAATGTTGGGGAACAAGTTCCAGCCCAAAGGCATTGGGATAATCGCGTAAGTGCCGTTGCCAGTTGGGATGATGATGTTCTTAGACTTGAGGAAGTCTGGCGGCTCATCACCATCAAAGCCAGCGGCCATCAATGCGATTGCTTGGAAGGCACCAATCAACATACCTCCAGCAACAATCTTCTTACCCACACTGGTCATGGAGATCTTGCCGCCCTTTTCGTCATACATGACTTCCATCATGCGAGCTGTACCTTGGACGCGAGCATTGAAGAACGCATACAGGGCATTAGCATTCGCTGTGGCTTGACCTTTTCTGTTGAAGTTCACAGTCAGGTTCTTAGCCAATGCGGCCGCTCTTTGAGGTGTCATGTCAGCATCTAAGCCAGCTTTGAAAGCCGACAGACGAACAGCATTCTCCATCGCATCGTTATAGTCAGACAGCCAGTCCAGTACAGCATCTACCGCTTTACGGATAGTGCCGTGATCAAGTCTGGCCAACTCACGCTGAACCAAAGTGGCTTTGTCCTTAGACCGGCTGAACTGCTCGCTGTAGCCAGTGATACCACCGACATCTCTAAACTGTTGCCACAGATCAATCCACTCTTGCTGTTTGGGGTTTGCCGTAATACCAAACAGTGACGGCTTCATACCGCGCAGATCGGTAAAGATTGCTCGCAGGGCTGGGATAGATCCAGCCATTACTTTCATCTTTTTATCTTTGAGCTCTGTACTAGACAGGTTGATGGAGCCACCAACAACGTCACGCGCAAAGTTCCAAGCACCGAACACAGGGTTGTACTGGGTGTTCATGGCCGCAATCAAGCGGGTCACTTCAGCAACAAGCCCCATCGCATCGCTCAGCTGATTGGCGTCCATGTTCTTCAAAGCTTCAGCCATGCGCTTGGCGCTTGGATTACCAGCGTTAAAGAACACATAGCGGTCTTTGCCGTTGATACGCACAGGGAAGACGTTAGGCGAATTACGCAAAGCAGGGTTCACTCTGTAGCGAATCAGGCCTGTCGTCTCGTCAATCATCGCTGTGCGAGGCTCTGCAAAGATGGCGTTAGCTTGCTCAATCGTCAGGCCAAAGCCTTCCATCTCTTCCTTGAGCTTCTTCTTGTTGCGAATAGCGTCAGGGTTAACAACCTTCCAGAAGTTTGGATTGGGGTTCTGGATGGCCAGCGCGTACAGAGCACGGCCAACTTTAGCCTTCTCGCCACGGATAATGGCCGCCTCACGCTGGAGAGCCACGTTGTTAACGATGTCAACCACAGTCTTATATGAGCCAGCAGCCAACTTGGTAAACGATCCACGCACTCCAAAGCCTTGGCCAAGGCCAGAGCTTGGGTTAACGTAGTCCAGCTCATCAGGGTCACGCTTCAAAGGAACGTAGTTAGGAAGCTTCTCACGCCATGCCGCCACAGTCTCAGGCGTCTCTAGGCCGTAGCTCACCAACAGGTCTTGAGTGCCTTCAACCCAGCCGTCAATCGTCTTGGCCAGCTCTTCAAACTGTTTCTTCTTCTCTGGGTACTTGTTCAGGTCATCAAAGAACTCTTTGACCTCATCATCAAACATACCAGAGCCGCCATCCGCAAGGCCGCCACGATCTGCAATCAGCTTGTTACGCACACTCGCATGACGGGCATGGAGGAAAGCCTCAAACTCACCCATCGACACGCCCATCTCATCCATCTTCTTGATGAAAGGACGCATCTCTTCTTTGATGAAGTCTTCAGTCTTCGTTGACTTTGAGCTGTGATACAGATCTTCTTGCAAAGATGGATCGTGCTCGTCCTGCAATGAG